CAATCAACCAAGAACAACTGATAGTTCAGATAAAAAGTCAAAGGCTTAAATAAATTATTAATAATAAATATTATCGTAGATATTTATTATTCTATAGCAGATTTATCAATTACTACTTCTTTTAATACATTACTTATTATTTTATTTTCAAATTTTGTGTCCTCTTCAGCACCATATCCACCAAGTGATTCTTTAGCGTAAATAAAAAATTTTTCACATTCTGGTGTATTTAACCTATCATAGTCAGGGTTTTGATCTTGCCATGGATATAATTGTTGTTGATTTTTGTTTGCTACTATTTGAACTGCCTTACGTAAAGTTGTTTTATTTGCGTCTTCTTTTTCCCATTTATTAGAATCTTTAACATATACAACTTCTCGCTTTAAATCTGTACAATGAATTGGACGTATTAGTGGGTCCATATCTCTTATTCGTTCAACCATTACATGCGATATACCTTTTACAAAACCATTTTCACCTGTTCTTACAAAATCATCTGTATTAAGCTCTATTGATTTAATAAAATCATTTAAATTTATAGCATCTTTACATTTTTCATTTAAAAATACATTTAAATTAAACCTATTATTATTTGTTATATTATTATTTGTTATTGTTTTACCATCTTTTACAACTTCTAATAATTGTTTTTGTAAATCATTATTTTTTTCTTGAGTTTGTTGGATTTGTTTATTTTGGTCTTGGATTTGTTTATTTTGATCAACCATTAATTCTTTAAATTCTTGATTTTGTTTCAATAATTCAATTACTATATTAGAATCCATAGATTGAATCATTTGATTAGTATTTTGGATTTTTGTATTAAAATCACATGTTTTTTTGTGACGATAATATCCACTTTCATACTTATATGTTTTTCCACAAACACATGTATGTATATCAGAAATGGCAGAACTTTTTTCACTACCATTTACTATCATTTTATGTTTTGCAGTTTCCATATGACGTTTATAATTACTTTTTTTACTGCATTTAAAATCACATTTTTCACAAGTAAAAAGCTTGGCACTTTTTGGCTCTTTATTTACTATCATTTTTGGGTATATAATGGTAGTACATTTAGTTCCCTAAATCATTTTTATCGTAAAATACTTAATTTTTTTTCAGTAACAATATTAAAAAATTATTTTGGGATTTATTGCATTATGCAGAGATATCACTTTTTTAATTATCCTTAAAAAATTTTATTTTCAGAAAATGAAAAAAGGACATTTTTAAAATGTCCTTTTTTTTCTCGTTGAACCATTTCTTTTTTGTACTTTTTTGCGTAATATTATTTAATATCAACAATATTTTTAATAATTTCATATTTACAATTATAATCCTTTTCTATTTGTAATTGCTTTTCTAATGTATTAAATGGTGATTTAATGCTCATATCCATAAATAAAGATTTATTTTTAATATTATTATGAGTTTTACCACCTGTATTGTGTATTATAAATCGTAGATTAGGACTTCTATTTATTTCGGTTTTACCATGATTCATAGAATGTTGCCATGCTTTACTAGAAAATTGTTTTCCTTCTGTAGTTTCTCTACTTTTACCACTATTAGTAGTTCCTATACATTGATATTCAAAATCGTATGGACATTCTTCGTCTGTTTTATGTTGATAGATTAATAAAGCAATCCAGTTTTGATCTTTTGTTACTTCTTTATATTTGTTAATTTTACTAGAACATAGTTGTAGTCTATTACCAGCACCACAATCACCTAATGTTTCAGGAACATATAAACTAATATTAAAATTAGATTCCTTTAAAAAATTAATAATGTTTTTTTTTACAATATTAGAATCAAATATACTTTTTTGGCTTAATGAAAAATTAGATAATACTAAGTTGCTTATACCTCCAATTCTTTTTCTTTTTACAGATTCAATAATTGTTTGATATACTTTAGATAATTCACGGTAATCACCACCGTCGATACTAAAAAATGAACTGGGAAAGTTTTGTACATTTTTATTTAATAGAGTAATAATATTTTTAGTCCAATATGTTTTACCAGAAGCACTAGGACCTAATCCCATAATAAGCCTAGAATCAATAGAACTTGTTATATCATTTTTTCCTATTTTATGTATTTTAAAAAATTCTTTATCATTTTTCCAAACACCAGATAATTTATTTCCATTATCACCACCAGTATATATAAAAATTAGTTTTGATGAATCTTTGTCGATACCAATTAGTGTATTTGCTAGTATACGTAACATATATGCTGTAGAATTCAACTCTAAATTCATTGCAATTGTTGCGGTAGATAAACACTCTTTCTCACATAGTAACCACTCTTTTTTTTCAAAATCTTTTTTATATCCAGATGTTGGTAAAGTAGTTTCTATATTTTGTTTAAAATTATCAAAAAAACTTTTATAATCGTTATTAAATGATTTATTCAGTATGTTATTTTGTAATTCTTTATAAAATTTTTGCATATTTGTATTTTGAATATCAACAAATAAACATGTTTTTGATAAATAATTAGAAATGTTACTACTACCACCTATGTTAGTTTTTGTATATTTTTTCTTAGTTTTATTATTGTTATTATTTTTAAAAAAATGTTTTGGGGTCATAGTATATATTATTATTATAAAATATAATATTTTGTTATATCAGAAATGGAAAAATATATTACATTGCAGGATTTTTTAGATACATTTAAAAATAAGTCAATATCATTCAAAAATTTTTTAAAAAAAGCAAAAGTTAGATCAGGTAAGAAATTTATTAAATTACAAGATTATATATCATCTAAAAAAATAAATATTGATGATATTGAACTATTATACAATCATATTTTAAGAAAAAATGAGTATTTGACACGTTTTTATAATATGTCTCTACGTATAAATAAGTTGGATATTCATAATTCAGTTGAACCAATGGAAATAACAGAAATAGATAATAATAATAAACCTCTCTATAAAAATATAATTCGTAATATGCATATGGAAGGTATATTAGAAAATACAAAATCAGGTATAGATAATATCCCTACATATATGGACGTATTAAAGGATTTATATTTATATAATACAATCGATTATAAAATATTGACACCCAGTTCTCTATATTATATGAAAAATGGTAGATTAGGTAGTGTGTTTTCATCATACTATTTTAGAGCTTCTATTATGAATCCTTATTTGGTTTATTCATTAAATCATAATTTATTAAAAGGAACTAAGATATTTACACCAACATTGGGCTGGTCATCATATTGTTATGGTTTTTTAGAATGTCCATATGTAAAAGAATATGTTGGAACAGATGTAATACCGAGTGTTTGTAAAAAAACAGAAGAATTTTCAAAAAAAAATTATTCAGATAAAATAATAGATATTTATTGTAAGCCGTCTGAAGATTTATTGAAATCTACAAGATTTATTAATAAATATAAGAATAATTTTGATGTTGTATTTTTTAGTCCTCCATATTATCGTTTAGAATTATACCAAGGTAAAGAACAAAGCACCGAAAGGTATAAAACATATTCTGAATGGTTGAACGGATATTGGGAGAATACAATAAAACTATGTGATATAGTTTTAAAAAAGGAAGGAAAATTATGTTATATAGTATCAGGGTATGGTTCTACTAAAACGAATAACAGTATAAACTTAGTAGATGATATGAATAATATAACCAAAAAATATTTTACATATAAGAGAACATTACCAATGTATAATAAAAATGTTCATGTAACTAAACACAAAGAAACTAGAGAACAAATTATATTATTTGAAAAATAAAAAAGTATTTAACACTTTACAAATTAATTAATAACTTATCTTTTACTCAAAGCTAATAATGCTTCCACCGCAATGTTTTCCTTTTCTTTTAACATTTTTGAAATACGATGTGAGCGTCGCGGGTTATTTGTGTATTCTTCCGTTAATTCCTCGCGATTACGTTTTTGTTCTGCACGTTTTTGTTCTGCGAGTTCTTGTTTTGCGCGTTTTTGTTCTGCGCGTTTTTGTTTTTGTTCATCCTTTAATTTTTCTTCAATCAAATTATATTCCTCTTCGGTTTCCTTTCGTATTTTGTTACTTTCCTGTATTAGAATATTATATTTATATACGATTTCCTTATTTTTTTCTTCCCATTTATCAATATTAAATGGATAATAATTCTTTCTATCCAATTTATGAAGTCTTAATTCATTTTGGCGTAACCTCCATAAATCTCGTTCTTCAGAACCTTTAATTTCAACGACCTTCATTATTGTATTAATGTATGTATGAATATATTGTTTGTTAAATACTAATTTAACAAATAATAATGCAATTTTATATGCGATTATACTATATGCCTATAAGAAATAAAGATAATGAAATTATATTTTCAGATTTTCCTGAATTTAGACCGAATTTAACACCTAAAGAAATATTTGAAATGGGTAGTTTTGGAGGAACTTACTGGAGACCGATATATTCATCTATTACAGATAAAAAATATAAAAATGAACATAAAAAATATCCAAAATCTTGGTGGGATAATATACCTAATAATTTTCTAACTACAAAATGGGATGATTATGATATAAATATAAATAAATACAAAGTCAAAGTAGGTACAACTTTAGAATTCTGGGAAGAAAAAAACTGGATAACCAAATATCACCCTTACGGATGGGTACAATGGTATTGTGATTTTTATCAAGGTAAGAGAACAAGTGATGATAAACGACAAATTGATAGATGGTTAAGAACAGCAGGTCCAAATAGTAGATTTAGAAAATGGCTAATTCGTATGATTCGTGATAAAAAAACAAAATTTGATGATTTTTCAATAAGTCCTAAAATACGACAGACTTTACAACATTGGGGGTATATATTAACTAAAAAAGACATTAACTAATTATTCAATATTTTCTAATATTTCACTAGGATACTCCATATCCTTTAATACTCGTATAGCACCTTTTAATTTTGAAATACCTTTCTTTAATTTATATTTATAATCATAATTTCCATCTTTAAGGACAGTAACATCCATTTTATAATTTTGTATAGATTTCGATTGTTTGAAATATTTACAAATACTTAAATAATGTGTAGTTAGTAAGAAAGACACATTAGGATAAGTAGATAAATAATGTAAGAATGCTTTACCGGCTTGTGCTGCTTCGGTTGGATTTGTTCCAGAATATAATTCATCAAATATACATAAATGTCTGTAATTATTTATATCATCATGTTCATTGATACTATTAATAATTTCTTTACATCTTCTAGATTCAGCTTGGAACAGACTATCTCGTTCAGATGTATCTGGTATATTAAGATATGAATGAATGTGCGTGTATGGAATTATATTAGCTGATTTATAAAACCCACATCCAAATTGTTGTGAAAATATAATATTAATAGCAGAAGTTTTTAATATGGTAGTCTTACCAGCCTTATTTGGAGCAGAAATAATAATATTTTTATCAAAAGAACATGTATTAGTAACTGGGTTATCATTAATTAATGGTGGATAATATTGTTTATTTAATTTACAAGGTTTTTCTTTATCAAAGTTGGCAAAACATACTTTTTTATTAATAATATTATTATAAACTCCATGTAAGTTATCTATATAGCCATTAAATCCCATAGAGAATTGAATACTTTTTTCAAAATTATTATTATCATATACATGGTAAAAACATTTCATTAAATATCCAGTATGTGTAAAATTATGAACAGTGTTCTCGAATGGTTTAATATTAATCAACTCATTATGTAATAATTTTAAATTCTCAGAATGCAAATGTGCGTGCTCGTTGAAAGGTTTATATGTAGTACAATCATTAGATATAGCCATGAAAGCGTTGATATTTTGTATTGAATATTCAGTATATTCACGTAAATCAATAAGTAATGTATTAATTTTTTTAATATTATTGTAATATCTAATGCAAGAATTAATATTTTGATATATTTGTAACATATACAAACCAGCGGTTATTAATAAATATATGATTTTATCCCAACTAAAGGTCTGTAGTGTAGAAAGAGTTTTACCTATAAAATGATGTTTTGCTAGATTTTTTAATATATCTAAATATGATGAAAATGTAATAGGTATTCTCTGTATTTTGAGTAGCACAAATGGAAACAATAAAAAAATAAACGGTATAATTAAACTAATTAATGGAGATAGTATATTCATAACTGATATAAATTGTAAAACTGATTCAGAGTGGTTAAAGTCCTTTATTATTTCCCAATCTATATAACTATATCGTTCTAAGAAAGTTTTATCCTGTTTTATAGTATCCCATATTTCAAAAATACGATTACAATTTAAATTATAATCAGAATTAGTGATATTTCTATATTTATCAATACGTGTAATAATATTTTTTGTATCTTGTAAAAAATGAATATTAGTTGTATAATATTGTTTCCAGTTAGGAATTAGTAGTTTAGAAAAGCTATTCTTACTTTGAAATAAATAATCATATATACACTTATTATTATTTTCACTAGATGGTATTAATTCTAAATCACTTGATACTATATCTGTAATAGGAAATAACATATCATTATTTAAGTATGAAATTGGTAATTTAAACATTTGTATTTGTTCTTTTTGAAACGGAGTGTAATACTCGATATTAGTATTTATATTATCTGTAGTGTCTGTATTAAGAGTGCCTTGTTTAGTTTTTAACATATTAGATATAGTCAAAATCATTATTATATTATACTTATGAATATATTATTAGAATATAACGTAATTTTCATAAATATATGGTTATAACTAATATAAAAAATTCTATTGTATATACAATAAACGGTCTAGATGAGAACATATAATTTAGAAAATTATTTAAATATTTTAAAGGAATATCCAAAAACAATTTTAAATTCAGAAGTACTAGATAATTATGACAATTTATTAGAAAAATTAAATATTAATAAATTAATTCTAAATACTGAAAGTGATACTAAAAAAAACAAAAAGTATAAATTTAACAAAAAATCGGAAGATTTATTATCTTCTGACAAAGTAGTTATATTTAAAGAAAGAGTTATAACTGAGAAGGAAGATATTGATAAAGTAAAAGATACTATAAAAGGTAGTTTAAACAAACTAACTACTAAAAATTATACCCAACAAAAAGAATTAATAGTAAATATTTTAAATGATAATTCTGATAAAGAGTCGATATTGGAATTTTTTTCTATAAACTTTTTTGATATAATAAGCAGAAATAGGTTTTATTCTGAACTATATTCAGAATTGTTTAATGAGTTACATATATTATATCCTGTGTTAGATAAACATAAGAAAATTTTTATGCGTTCTTGTTTAGAGAATATTTATAATATAAATTATGTTGATGAAAATGTAAATTATGAAGGATTTTGTAAAAACAATAAAAAAAATGATATGCGACGTTCAATGAATATGTTTTTAATGAATTTATTCAAAAAATCGTTAGTAGATTCGGATGAAGTCTTAGAGTTGGTATCTCGTATAAAAGAACAGATATCTGAGAATAGAGATATGGAAAATAAAGCATATTTAATTGAAGAATTAACCGAAAATTTATTCATATTTATTTCAGAATCTAATGATACAATGAAAAAACATGATGAATGGAATAATATATTAGATTTTGTAAAAGAATATTCAAAATACAAATCAAAGGATTTTTCTAGCATAACAAATCGTATAATTTTTAAATATATGGATATGGTAGATTTAATAAATAAGTAAAATATATAATATGATAATTAATATCTTATTATAATGTTGTATTTAGTAATGTGATTAATGAATAAAAGGAAATAAATGAAATATATGACTATACTATATAATATGGTAAAGTCTCAAATTTATCCTGATAAAATTAATTATAACGAAAGCAAACAGGTAGATGATGAAGATATAGGGTATGCATCAACAATATATGATATTGTTCAGCATAATATACCAATAGAAATAGCATTAGGAAAAGAAAAACATACATATGCTAATCATAATATAGTATATTTTTCAGTGTATTTGATACTAGATAATATACTAAAATCACGTATTGGTATTGTAGAAATAGAAAATAATAGATTAATAGATAGTATAGATGAAGATGGTGATTTTATAATAGAAAATGGAAATTTATTAATATTTGTTAATGAAGATTATTTACATAAATTAATAAATAATAAAGTAGGAAAAATAGAAACAGAAACAGAAAAAGAAGTAGAAACAGAAAAAGAAGTAGAAACAGAAAAGGAAGTAGAAACAGATATAATTGATGAAATTGAAAAAGAAACTATTTCAATAAAAGACGATGATGTAGTTATTGACAATATAGAAAATATAGATATTGATTATTCTAGCGATAGTGTATTAGATATAGATATTCCTAGTGAAAAGAAATCACACGTAGTCGAAGATACAGATAAAGTTTTAAAAGATGGGATATTTGAATTAAACGATCCAATGCCTAGTATTGAGACGTTAATAGAAGAAAATAAAGAAATGTCAGAGCAAATAAAAAAAGATTATAACCCATCATCTAAACATATTTGGATAGAAAAATTTATGAAAAACACATACTACGATATAGTTGATAATGAAGGAAGTGGAGATTGTTTTTTTTGTGTTATAAGAGACGCGTATTCACAAATTGGGAAGAAAACAACAGTAGAAAAATTACGTGCTATGTTATCAAATGAGGTTACAGATGATATATTCCAAGAATATCGTATGTTATATAATGGTTTTAATAGTCAATATCAAGAATTAGAAAATGATATGAAAGAAATGCGTAAAGTAAGTCAATCATTAAAATCTAGAAGTAAAGCTAGTATAAGTAGAGAACAAAATACAGAATTATTAAATGAAGCAAACCGTGTAGTTGATAAGTATAAACAATTATCACTAGAAAAAAAGGAAGTTAAACAATTAATGTCAGAATTTGACTATATGAAAGACTTGACTACATTAGATTCATTCAAAGATTTTATAAAAACCCGTTTTTATTGGGCAGATACATGGGCTGTATCTACTCTAGAAAAACTATTAAATATAAAAATTATTATTATGTCAGAATTAGCATATAAATCAGGAGATTTAGATTCTGTATTAAATTGTGGTCAATTAAATGATAATGAGTTAGAATCTCAAGGAGGATATAACCCTGAAAATTATATAATTACATCATATGATGGAAGACACTACACATTAATTACATATAAAGATAAAAAAATATTTAAGTTTAATGAAGTTCCTTATGATATTAAAGCATTAATTATCAACAAGTGTATGGAAAAAAATGCGGGTCCTTATTATTTAATACAAGATATGAGAACATTTAAAACAAAATTGGGATTAGATATAGATGAAGGAAAACTTGGAGATGATGATGAATATATGAATATGGATTTATATGACAATGATATTGTTTTTATGTTTCATAGTAATTCAAATAATTTACCAAAACCGGGTAAAGGTTCAGGTGAAAAAATAAAGGATGTAAATATTTTAGAGTATCATAAATTAAGTAAAATTCAAAACTGGAGAAAAAAATTAGATGATTCGTGGATAGCACCATTTGAGTTAGATAATCATAGGTGGAATTCTGTAGAACATTATGTATTAGGTTCTCAGTTTAAAAAGGGATTTCCTGATTTTTATTTAAAATTTTCATTAGACAGTGATTCCGAAATATCAAAAGACTTAGTATTAGCACGTATAGCTGGTAGTAAAAGTGGAAAAATAAAAAACAATGTTTTACGCGATAGTAAAATATTAATAGACCCTGATTTTTATGAAATAGGTGTAAACCCAAGACATCGTGAGGAAAGGTTTTCTGCGTTGAAACAAAAATTTAAAACAAACTTAGATTTAAAACAAGTATTATTAGAGACAAAAAGGGCTAAGTTAAATCATTTTATACGTGGAAGAGAGCCAGAAATTGATATATCATTAATGAAACTACGACAAGAATTAACAAATCAGGTATAGAAAATTGCATAATAATTTATTTAAAAGTTATAAGTAAATTATTACATATTTACGTATAATTAATTTAATAATGACAACTACTATTCAAAATCAATATAATGACTATGAAAGCACCCGTCAAGCTTTGAAGTTACCACCAAATACAAATATCGTGTTCTTTACGAATGAATCAGATAATGTAATTGATGGTAGTATTGAAGGATTGCCACCAAGTTTGCAAATAACATGTCTTCCAATTGAATATAATACAGAAGATAAGTTAAAGAATTTATTTGAGTCAGTTTTATATATAGGTAAGGTTACAGATATTCGAATTATTGAAAAACAGATATACAATCAACGATTAGAAACATATATTATTACAAAAACAGCCTTTATTGATTTTAGTGTTTGGAATAAAACAAATAATACATTAAATTTATATAGTTTATTGGAATCAGAACGCATCCAGCATAAGTGTAATATTACAACAATTGTTCCTGGCGAGCTTCATTGGGAAAATGGAGAACGTATGACACATATGACTCTACGAGAAGCTCAAATTGATTCGGGTAAGGGTAAGTATATTTCAGAATTAACAAATCTACAAAATGAATCTTTAACATTACATGAGGATGAATGGAATAGTTTATATATTCCAATATTACCTACTTTCTTGTATATTCAACAAGGAAATAATGAATATACTAGACGTTCGTTTCAACCACGTTATTTAAAATCATTTATTGAACAAGATTTAAAACTAGGAAAGGTTCGCAGAGTAGATTTTATTGATCGTGAATTGCCAGACAAACAACAAGTAAAATCAGTATTTATTCATTTTGAAAATTGGTATAATAATCCTAATGCCACATTTTTAAGAGATAAGTTGAATACTCAAGGTAGTTTTAAACAAAAAGGATATTATGATGGAATAAATCATTATAAATTTATGTGCAAGAATGATAATGGTGATATTGTCCCTGGTCATTTTATATTTAAAATTAATCATAAGCCTATTCCTGATGTAGTTGAAACTGAATTAAATATGTCTCAATTAGTAGCCGCAAACAAGGTTCTAGAAGAGAAGATGATTGAAAAGGATGAATTACTAGCTGAAAAAGATGAAATTATTGCTAAGCTTAAGGAACAATTGAATAATCAATAATAAAAATAATAAAAATAGTGAAATAATAAAAAATAATAATTCATAAAAATATAAGGCATTGTGCTTTATATTTTTTATTGTATAGCTGTGATAGATTATATAAAGTTATTAAAACATATTTTTGTTGTTTTTCATAGTTTTATGTAAAAATCTTTTATGTTTGTAGGTTTTTCTACCTTTTTTGCCACCTTTTAAATCTTCTGAAGATATATTATTTATAGTGGTATCTTCTAAATCAATATTATCATTAGTAGAAAAAGGGATTAGGTTTCCATCTTCATCGTAAGTAGGAATAGGAGTTTTTAATTTTTCACGTTTTATAGGAATAACATTATCAGGTTCTTCTTGTGGTTGTTCTATAGGAACCCATCTTTTTCCATATATATAACCAGGAACTTGACGACTAGCATGCTTAGGAGGACCACCTATACCTTTACGTGCAAGCCACTTTGTAAATTTTCTAGGTAATATTCTAGGTAACCCTCCAGTATAATTATCGATACTTTTACTACTCATATGTTTTTTTGAACGAGTTTTTCTTTTTATACGAATTTTACTTTTCTTGCTTTTATAATTACTAGCCATATAAAATATAATTAGAAAATATAAAAAATATAGTAATTTGTATATAAGTATATAAATTTCTAAATGAACATTATAATTTATGCGTTTTTAATTTTAATAATGTATTTTTTTGCGGGTATTGGTAAAATAATGAATTTTTCAGAAACAGTAAAAGGATTTGAACATATGTTTTTTATAAAAAACCTTCCAACCATTTTTTATAACTTGGCTATATCTGGGGTTATTTTATTAGAATTTTTTGGACCAATTATCATAATGTTCTCTTTATTCACAAATACATACTATGACTATGCTTATTATTCCAGTATATGTTTGGCATTATTTACTATTTTAGCAACATTAATTTATCATTTTCCTCCTAATGGAAATCATTATTATTCTTTTATGAAAAATTTAACAGCAACTGGTTCATTAATGTTACTTTCAACACAGTTTAATTAAATATCCTATAATAATATATAACATGGATTATAAATTATTAATTATTTTAACATTTATAGTAACAGCTTTATGGGACGTTATATTGCGGTTTATGTCGCTTAATTATGATAAATTACCAAAGTATTTTCAAATAGATTTTGTTGAATATTTGATACCTTATTTTAAACATCATACTTTGTTAGCAGCAGCTCTTATAGCTGGATTTGTAGGTGCTACTACCCAACCAATTATTTTATCATTAATGTCTTTTCCAAAAAATATTTTTGATATAGTTTATTTATCGAAATTTATGATAATAACCTTTATAATTAGTGCATTATATGGTTTTGTAATGAAAGGCAGCAAATTATTTCCTCATTTAGAAAAACATTATTATGATAAATTGGGGGTAGCAAGAAGTATGTACACAGATGGAGTATCTGGTTTAATAGTTCAATTTACATTACTAGTGCTATATAATTTATTTAATTTATATGATAACTAAAATAATAATTTATAATATTATTATTTTATAATTCATGAATACTATGTCTTAGAGTTGTAAAAAATAAATTCTTTTTATTTAACAATTCACTTTTATCTTGGATGTAAAATAAATTTTTAATAAATAATACATCTTTTTTATATAATGGTTGTATAATATCGTCAAAAAATCGTTTCATTTTATTGCGTGCATTGTCGTTTTTATTATAGTTATTAAAATTAATTGAAAAATTATTGTTACTTGAACACCAAGATAAAAAATAATCAATATTAGATAAAATTAAGGTTTTAAGAATGTAATAAGAAAATATAGGTGTTTCTTCGTTGTATAAATTTATACATTTTTTGGTTAACATACCTGTGTATGTTAATTTATAATGTGATAATATTTTTGATGACTGAAACAAAGAAAATAAATATTGTTCTGATATCATTTTGTTAATATTTTTTAACATTTTTGGTGTTTTTAATATGATAGTATCCCAAGTTGTATATTGTTTAGTATAAAAAATTTCTACAAAAATTATATTAATAATCTCAGCCCATACTTCAGTGTATGTTTCAAATAATTTTGCTTCTTTTATACATGGAAAAATATTAGAAATATTTGTGTTCATTGTAATATTATTATGGTTTGAAAAATCCAATCCAAAGCTATGGAAAGTTTCATGTATAAATGTTTTAAACCATTCTTCATATCTAAAAATATTTATAACAGTATTAGAAGTACAAGAAGTAGTAAAAGCAGTATTAACATTTTTTCTACCGAGAGGAGAACTATTATCAATACTTTTCAACAAAGGCGTAAAATATAAATATATATCTAAAGATTGAGAACAATTACTATCATAATAATATGAAATAACATACAACCAAGTATATA